ATTTAGTTCGCAAAATTTACATCTTCCTTTATGAAAACAAAGATTTATTTATGAAAGGAGATCACTATGGAAATCCAGAAAACGAATAACATACCTGATGAGGACATTCAAGCATTAAGTTGGTTTGCAAATGCTTGCTACACCAAAGGATGTAGAGATACTTTGATTGGCGTAGGAATAGGTGCAGCTCTAACTATTGTTGGATGTATCGGAGCAGAGGTATATTACACATGGAAGGAAAAGAAAGAATTGAAGAAATCCATAAATGATTTTTGTACGTTTGTTGAAGAGGAGTCCTAGCAAGGGCTCTTTCTTTTTACTTCGCAAAAATCACAGCTCCTTTTATGGAAAACTGATTAAAAGCGAAAGGGGTTTAAGGGTGATGGATGAAATGAAAATCAGCTCAAAATTTACACGGATGTTGCTTTCGAAATTAGCAAAAGGGGTATTACATAAAAAACTGGGATATAACGTGGATATCCAGTTAAACGAGTTGAATGCTTCGATTTCAGACGAGAAAGCGCACGTACATGTAAGTATTGATGCGGATATGAGCAAAGAAGAACTCATGATAATTCTGAAGAAAATCGGTTTAAATTAAGAGGATTGAGCCAGCAATGGCTCTTTCTTTTTACTTCGCAAAATTTACAATTCCTATTATGGAGAAACAGTTAGCTCATTGGTAGAGCGCCACACTTCCGTGGAGGTAATCGGTTCGAGTCCGATACTGGTTCTCTTTTTATTTTTTTATCAATCAAGAAAGGGGGATTTTAAGGAGGTGGTCAGAAATTTGAGTTTGGACGAATTGGCGTTGATTCTATGCGATATGTACGAAATGGACGAATGGTTACCAAATCCGGTATTCGACAAGAAAGAGTTCACTAGGGTGAGCAATACATTGTGGGCGATTGGAGAATTTCGAAATTATGTAGCTGATCATATTTTTTCCCAGACCCAAACGTCCATAAAAAATTTAGAAGCGATGGCTCAATCATTTACAGAAAAAATGGATGACTTTGCTTCTATGAATCAACAGAACAGTTCTATATTTACCACCGCTAAGATGGTTGGAGAAAATATTCAAGATCTGTTATATGCCATGGAATAGGATAAAACGAAAGGAGAACATTATGCAAAAAGTTAAAATCTTGAAAAGAGTCGGGCGTCAATTATATCGCTCATCTCCGACAATTTTAACGGTAGTAGCTTCTATTGGAGTCATTGCAACAACCATTACGGCTGTTCAGGCAACCCCTAAAGCAATAAAACTGTTGAAAGAGGCAGAGCTGGAGAAGGGCGAAAATCTAACTAAATTAGAAATCGTCCGAGTAGCGGGGCCGACTTATATTCCTTCTGTACTGCTGGGAGTTTCAACTATTGCTTGTATCTTTGGAGCGAATGCATTAAATCAAAAGAAACAGGCTTCTTTGATGAGTGCATACGTTATGCTCAATGAATCCTATAAGCAATATCGGAAGTCAGCCAAGACAGTTTACGGAGAGGATGCGGATGATAAAATCCATGCGGAAATGGCGAAAGATGCCATGGTGTCTTCCTACGACTGGGGTTATCAGGTTTACAACATGGACATGGATTCTGAAAGTGAACGGTTGCTTTTCTATGATCTTGCCTCAAAGAAGTATTTTAGAACCACAATGGCAGCGGTGTTAAACGCTCAATATCATGTAAATCGGAATCTTTCCATTAAAGGCGATTGTTCATTAAATGAATACTTGTCATTTTTAGGTGTCGAAGGCATAGACGGAGGCGATGAACTCGGATGGGATATCAGCTATATGGTAGAAGAAATGGATTGCTATTGGTTGGATTTTGATAATTACAAATCAACGTTGGAAGATGGCTTGGAGTGCATCATTATAGACACGATGGCGGTCAACAAATTTGAATGATTCGCAAAAATTACAGACCGTATTATGAAAAGGAGGCTAATGCTTTATGAAAAACAAAAATTTTATCAAAGCCATTGGGATTGCAGTTACGGTGATCGGATTTGGAGTAAGTATTCTTACCGATTGGGTAAACGAAAAGAAAATGGATGAGAAAATTGAAGAAAAGGTAAACGAGGCACTTGCCAAAAAAGATGATGAAAACGAAGAGGAGTCCTAACAAGGGCTCTTTCTTTTTAGTTTGGAGCAAGTGCTGATGAATGATGAGGCTATTCAAAAAATCATGAATTATACGAATATGCATCTGTTTGAACCGGGAGAAAATTGGCCTAAATCAGCCATTATGGAACGTTCGTATGAACGGTGGGCGGTTGACGAGATTCTACTGGCCATTATGGATCATCCGATGACAGAAGCCGATTTAGTGATAGAAGGGTTTATATTGAAAATGGAACTTTTTCTTTACCTGTCGGAAAATCCAGCAAATAACCACATATTTCAAGTTGCAGAAAATACGGCCGAGACACTTCTCGGTCTTATTTTATAACCACAAATTTTATTTTCGAAAGGAGAAACATTATGAAGGCATTAAGAAAGCAGAAAATCGAAACAGCAAACATTCAGGTAGGAGATCAGATGGTCATTCCGCTGGCAGAGCTTGGAGAGTTTACCGCGACCGCTCACAAGGTTACGGACGAGGGCGTCATGTTTATATTTGACGAATATGTTACCTGCCGGCCGATGAATAACTGCTCTACAAAAAAAGGCGGGTTTGAAAAGTCCGATCTGAAGAAGTGGATGGATACAGTTCTGTTTATGGCGTTTCCAGAAGAGTTGCGTGATAAGATTTACGGACTTACTATTCCAACTGTTGGACAGATTGTTGGTCACGAAGACGAATGGGATAACAAGAATCTGGAACCAGATAGCGATGAACAGCTGCCTTTGATGAAAGAGTGCAAGAATCGAATTGCTTGTTTTGAAGATCAGCTTACGTGGGGATGGCTGAGAAATGCTACAAAAGAGGAGTTTTCTTCGGCTTCTTTCGCTCTTGTGTACGCCGATGGCAATACGGCCTCCAACGACGCTTCGGACTCTAGTGGGGTTCGTCCGGAATTCTGGTTGGTTAAGCAGGAATCCAGGGGCCCTGTGCCCCGTAGATCTGGCCGTTATCCTTGGGGCTTTGATGCTGGTTCAGAAGACATTCTGCATTATTGTCAGAATGATGTAATGGTTACAAAAGAAGCAGCGTTAAAGATGGAAATTTGGAATAAAGAAAATGAGATTGATACTCTGAAAAAGGAAATTGAGAAGTTAGAAAAATATAAGCAGTACGATAAAGCAACAGCGGAAACCAAAGTAATTATGGACAGCTTTGTTCGTGCCGGCTTTACTGAGAATCAGGCTCTTGACATGGTTAAAACGATATTCAGTGTGATATTTGGAGGAATGAGATAATGAATAAATCGAACATATCAAAAGTTTTGTCGTCAGTTCGAACATCCATGGCAAAGCACAGCCCTGAAATTCTTACAGGAATTGGTATTGCCGGTATGATCACAACGACTGTCATGGCGGTCCGGGCAACGCCGAAAGCACTGATTCTCATTGAGGAAAGAAAAGAGGAAATTGGAGCCGAGGAGCTTGAAGTCGCGGATGTGGTAAAAACAACTTGGTTATGTTATATTCCGGCAGCGATTACGGGAACCCTCTCCATTGCATGTTTAATTGGAGCCAGCTCAGTAAACGCTAAACGGAATGCAGCACTTGCAACGGCATATACCTTATCGGAATCCGCTCTCAAGGATTATCAGGGAAAAGTCGTTGAGATGTTCGGAGAGAAGAAGCACGAAACTGTGAAAGATGCCGTTGCAAAGGATAAAATCGAGAAAAATCCAGTGGTAACAAGAGAGGTAATCATTACAGAAAAGGGAAATACGCTCTGCTATGACGCGATTTCTGGCAGATATTTTAAAGGCGATATCGACAAAATTAAGAAAGCGGAATGTGAATTAAATCGTCAGATGCGCGATGAGATGTATGTATCCTTAAATGATTTCTACTACGAAGTCGGTCTGGATAATATCAAAATCGGCGATGAGTTGGGATGGAATATTGATAATGGGTATATTAATCTATCATTTAGTTCTCAATTGGCCGGCGATGGAACTCCCTGCCTGGTGATTGATTACAGTATTGCTCCGAGATACGATTTCAGTGAGCTGATGTGACGCGCGAAAAAAACAGTGGCTTTAATGGAAGAAGAACCACACATTTTCAAAAATTGAAAGGAGAATAAACATGGAAACCAATGAAATCATGAACAACGAAGAGGTTATGGAGACAGCCACAGAGGAAATCGTTAAAGCGAGTTCTGGTAAGGGGGTTAAGGTTGCGGCCGGTATCGGTTTAGCCGTACTTGCAGGTGTTGTAATCTACAGGTATGTTGGTAAGTCGATGATTGCCAAAATCAAAGCTCAGAAGGAGCAGCAGATTATCGATGCTGAGTGGGATGAACCCGAAGAACCAATCATTGAGAATGAAAAAGAGGATTCCGAAGAAGCCTAAACGAAAAAATGTGTTTCAACACGAGGGAGAGTACCTGTAACAAGGTGCTTTCCCCTTTTTTCTTTTATCCGGAGGTGAAATTTATGAACATGTATTCGTATGATGGCCCAGTTATGGAATTTGACAATTGTGTTGCAAATCGCTGGATTGCTTCTACACGGGCAGTTTCAGAAAAGAAAGCAAGGTCAAACCTTACTTATCAGTTTAAAAAGAAAAACAACCGACTTCCGGGTACAAAGATTATATTGCCTGGAAAGATCAGTTTGGTGAGCGGAAAGGAGACAACTTAATGGAGGAATATAAGCCGAATTCCCACAAATCAAAGGAGGAGCAGAAAAATCTTGTTCCTGAAAAACGTGTAGAGAAAGTGATTTCCGGGACGGTAAAATCAAAGAAAAAATCAGAAATGCAGAAGTTTGCAGATGTATTCATTTCTGAAGATGTCAATAACGTAAAATCTTATATTGTGATGGATGTTCTGGTGCCGGCAATAAAAAAGGCAATTTCCGATATAGTTACCAATGGTATTGATATGATCCTCTATGGAGAAACTGGGAAGTCAAAAAAGAACTCTACAGCATCCAAGGTATCCTATCAGAAGTATTACGACAGCGGAAAGAAAGATTATACAGCACCGAAGAGCCGGACGAGCTACGAATATGATGAGCTTTTATTCGAAACTCGTGGAGATGCGGAATCGGTATTAGACGCCATGAACGAAATTATTGCACAGTATGAGGTAGTTAGTGTTGCAGATCTTTATGATTTGGCAAACGTGTCCAATGACAATTATGCTGCCAATAAATACGGATGGACTGATATTGCTGGATGCAGGGCGGTTCGAGTAAGGGATGGTTATATTTTAAAATTGCCTAAACCAACGCCGTTGTAAAGGAGGGATTCAAGATGTATGAGTCAAAAGACAGGATGGTATCTCATCCGGATCATTATATTTCCGAAACGGGTATGGAAGTTATTGATGTAATCGAAGCCTTTACTTCTGATTTAAAGGGGATTGAGGCTACCGATACCGCAAACATCATCAAATACGCTTGCCGTTGGAAGAAGAAAAACGGAGTCCAGGATTTGGAGAAAATCCTTTGGTACACGCAGCATCTGATCGACCATTTAAAGAAAACAGAAAAAGTAGAAGAGGAGAATAAATAATCATGAAAAAAGCAGAGATTGTAAAGAGCATGAATGGTTTTCTTAGTAAAACCAGTTTCCAGTTAAAGAAGCATAGTCCGGAGATTCTCGTTGTGGCTGGAGTTATCGGCGTGGTTACAAGTGCGGTAATGGCTTGTAAAGCAACGACAAAAGTGGGTGAAATTCTGGACAAGACAAAAGAAGATGTCGAAACAATTCATAAATGTGAAGCAGACGAATCCGTGAAGGAGCGGTATTCCAGCGAGGATGCCCAAAAAGATTTGGCGATTGTTTATGTTCAGACCGGTATGAAATTTGCCAAACTGTATGGGCCTTCCGTCATACTCGGTGCATTGTCAATCACCAGTATTTTGGCATCTAATAACATTCTTCGTAAGAGAAATGTAGCTCTAAGTGCGGCTTATGCAGCTATTGATAAAGGATTTAAAGAGTATCGCAGCCGTGTGATCGAACGATTTGGCGAAGAGGTTGACCGTGAACTGAAATATAATCTCAAAGCCAAAAAGTTTGATGAAACGGTTATCGATGAAGAGACTGGAAAAGAGAAGAAAGTTAAGAAGAATGGTTTTGTGGTAAGTCCGGCGGATATCAGCGGTTATGCCAGATTCTTTGAAAAGTACACGCAGGATGAGGATGGAAATTCCATTCTTAATCCTCATTGGGAAAGCAACAATGAATATAATTTGATGTTCATCAAAGCCCAAGAGCGTTATGCAAACGACTTGTTGAAAGCAAAGAAGCGCGTATTTCTGAATGAAGTCTATGAGATGCTCGGACTTCCGAGAACAAAAGCCGGACAGATTGTTGGTTGGGTTTATAATCCGGAAAATTCTAAAGGAGATAATTACATTGATTTCGGTCTGTATTCTGATAATCTAAGTTATTCGGATTATGTCAATGGATTCGACCAGGCAATCCTTTTGGATTTTAATGTGGATGGGAACATCTGGGATTTGATGTGAGAGATAAATTTATAACTATCCCTAGGAGTTATTACGATTCTTGGGGATAGTTTTTATTTGGGAGGAATTTATGCGCAAGTTAATCAAAGTAATAGCGGTTCCGATCTTGTGTGGTATCGTGATAGCATCTTCGTTCTTTGTATCCGAATTTCACTCAGAAGGGGAAGACGTTGTAGCAATACCTAGGGCCAGCGTTGTCGAAAAGACAGAACCGGTTATTACAGTTTTGCAAGAGGAATCCATTCCAATTGCCACTGAGGAAATGGAGGGATCAGAAGAAGTTATACCGAAAATGTCGAGAGAAGATGTAGAGTTAATCGCCCTAGTTACTATGGCAGAAGCCGAAGGTGAATGTGAAGAAGGAAAACGCCTTGTTATCGATACTATATTGAATCGGGTAGATTCCGAACATTTTCCCGATACGGTATATGAAGTGGTTTATCAACCGAATCAATTTTCATCTATGTGGAATGGTCGAGTGGACAGGTGCGAAGTCCGAGCGGATATTTGTGACCTTGTCTATGAGGAACTGGAGTCAAGGAGCAATTACGATGTTGTATTCTTTACGGCAGGAGAATACAGTGCGTATGGCGTTCCGATGTTCCAAGTTGAGAATCATTATTTTTCAAGGTATGAGTGAAGAAAGGAGAATCATCATGCGTAATCTTTTAGCATTTGTGTCTTATACACTGGCGGCAATGTCCGGTATCTGCTTTGTTGGTGGAATTGCAATTCTATCAACGGGAAGGGAGCATTGATATGGACGGTCTGGAGAATGTGATATCGGTACTGGACTATGTTCTGGATACTAAGAGAAAAAGACATATTATGGGAGGCATTCTGTTGAGTGTCTCCTTTCTTTTTGGCGGTTTGGCAATAACCGTAATGACAATTAAAAACGAGGAGGAAGAGGATGAGCAGTAAAGGAATGGTTTTCCTTGCTTTTATTGCTGGAGCAGGGATGGGCTCTGTATGCACATGGCAACTGCTGAAACGGAAATATGAGTTGATTGCTCAGGAAGAAATTGATTCTGTGAAAGCGGCTTATGCCACAAGAGAGAGTATAGAAAAGGCCGGAAAGAGTTTCGTAGAAGGCTTTCGGGACGGACTTAAAGTAGCAGAAGACAGAACTCCGAAGGAAGAGGGTGATGTGGACTTCAAAAAGTACGCATCTATCATCCGGAAAGAGGGTTATACGGATTATTCCAGAAGTGTCGAGGAAAAGAAAGGAGAGGCGTTTGTGGAAAAGCCTTACGTCATTTCACCGGAGGAATTTGGTGAATTTGAAGAGTATGAAAAAATCAGCCTCACTTACTATGCAGACGAAGTCCTGGCTGATGAAAATGATGAAGAGGTAGACGATGTGGATGAAATTGTCGGCGAGGAATCCCTGAACCATTTTGGTGAATATGAGGATGACTCCGTATTTGTCCGAAGTGACCGGTTAAAGTGTGATTATGAAATCCTGCTTGACCAGAGAAACTATTCCGATGTTGTAAAAACAATGCCACATCGAATGGAGGAGTAATGACAAAGAACGAGCTTAATGATGCATATTTTAACTGGATGTATCAGCTTGTATTTGATGGAAGATATTCAAAGAAATTGTCGTATCAAAAGCTTTTAAGAGAGCTGCATCGAATCGAATTTACTTACAGTATTCCGATGGATGGAAATCGGGCGGAAGATGGAGTGGATTTAAGGTATCGGTTTGGTTATGAAACCGGATACAGCAGCTCTATGGTTTCCACCTATTTGGATAATCGGACTTGCAGTGTGCTGGAAATGATGATCGCGCTTGCGATTCGGTGTGAAGAACATATTATGGACGATCCGGACATCGGAAACCGAACTGGACAGTGGTTTTGGAATATGATTGTAAACCTTGGTCTAGGCTCTATGAACGATTCCAAGTTTGACCAGAATTATGTCGAGGACGTTATTCAGAGGTTTCTGAATCGAAAGTATAGCCGCAATGGTGACGGTGGGCTGTTTACCGTAAATCACAGCCGATACGATTTGAGATCTGTTGAAATCTGGTATCAGATGTGCTGGTACTTAGACGAAAATACTTAGAAGGAGAGACTACTATGAGCCACAGCGAAGTAATGAAGTGGTTTGAACTTTATTTTCCAGATTATTCTGGAGATCGGATTGATATGTGGTTTCCAAATGGGAGAAACAGCATCCGTATCCGCCAGAAAAATGGTCAGGAGTTTATATTCACTTATCATAGCCAGAAAGATTGGAAATTTGAGACGATTACCAGCTTTCTGAATGGAATGAAGGGAGGAAAAAAGTAAGATGTGTGAGGTTATGAATTATATTTTTGGAAGTCTCAGCAATTCGGAGTCGGCAATCCGATCCATTCGGAAATCTTTGAATAAACAGGCCCGCTATAACCGGAAATTAAGCACGATTGCTCTTATCATGACGGTTAATCTGGTTCTCCTGGAACTGGATCGTGTGGAGCAAAAAAAGAGGATTGAGAAACTGGAATCGACAATAGAGGAAATGAAGCGCGATAAAGGAGAGTAAAAAATGAGATGATCGACTTTTTGATGATTTCCACACGTAGTACAAAGCGTGGTGTAATTGAAATCTATCCGAAGTTCATTATTAAGAAAAGCTCCGATCTGATGATTCGAGGTGGTGACTTCTACGCTATCTGGATTGAGGAACGAGGTTTATGGTCTACGGATGAACAAGATGCTTTGCAACTCATTGACCGTGAACTGGATAGATACGCAGAAGAAAGCCGCCAGCGCTTTGACTCTGAGATTAAAGTTCTTCACATGTGGGATGCGGAATCCGGGATGATTGATTCCTGGCATAAATATTGTCAGAAGCAAATGCGAGATTCTTTCCACATGCTGGATGACAAATTGATATTCTCCAATACAAAGACCGATAAAAAAGATTACGCCAGTAAAAAGCTGAAATATCCGCTTGAAGCTGGCGATTTGTCTGCTTATGACAAATTGATGTCTACTCTGTACTCTGAAACTGAGCGACAGAAAATTGAATGGGCTGTTGGCTCTGTTGTATGTGGAGAATCGAAAAAATTGCAAAAGTTTATGGTCCTGTATGGAGCTGCCGGAACAGGTAAATCCACAGTCCTCAATATCATTCAGCAGCTCTTTGAAGGATATTATTCGGTCTTTGACGCAAAAGCTCTTGGCTCATCCAGCAATTCATTTGCGTTGGAGGCGTTCAAGAGTAATCCGCTTGTTGCGATCCAGCATGATGGTGATTTGTCAAGAATTGAGGACAATACCAGGTTAAACAGCTTGGTGTCCCATGAGCTGATGACCGTAAATGAGAAGTTCAAATCGACTTACTCCAACCGATTCAAATGCTTTTTGTTCATGGGCACCAACAAGCCAGTAAAGATTACAGATGCAAAATCCGGTTTGATTCGACGGCTGATTGACGTATCTCCTTCGGGAAATAAACTGAATCCGAGAGAATACAAAGCGATTATGAAACAGATTGAATTCGAACTGGGAGCGATTGCATATCACTGTCAGGAAATCTATCTAAACAATCCTGGTCTATATGACGACTATATCCCCATTGCAATGCTGGGAGCATCTAATGATTTCTATAACTTCATTATCGATTCCTACCATGTATTCAAACGGGAAAACGGTACAACCTTAAAGGCTGCCTGGGAAATGTATAAGACCTATTGTGATGAAGCAAAAGTAGGCTATCCGTTTTCTCAGAGAGTTTTTAAAGAAGAACTGAAGAACTATTTCCATGACTACAAAGAGCGATTCAATATGGAAGACGGTTCAAGAGTGAGAAGCTATTATATCGGATTCCGGACTGAAAAATTCGAAGAGGAAACGATTGTGGAAAAACAGGAGGAAAAACCGTCATTATTACAATTTGATGCGGTCAAGCCCGTTTTTGATAAAGTGTGTTCCGATTGTCCAGCACAGTATGCAACGGACAAAGAAACGCCTTCTATGAAATGGGACAAGGTAAAAACGAAGCTGTCTGATTTGGATACTTCTAAAACCCACTATGTTAAAGTCCCGGAAAACCACATCGTAATTGATTTTGATATTCCGGATAAGGAAGGGAACAAATCCTTCGAACGGAATGCGGAGGAAGCAAGCAAGTGGCCGGCGACTTATGCAGAGCTAAGTAAAAGCGGAAAGGGGGTTCATCTTCATTATATTTATACGGGAGATGTGAAAAAACTGAGTCGTATTTATGACGACCATATCGAAGTGAAAGTGTTCACGGGTAAAAGCTCATTACGAAGAAAATTTACAAAGTGTAATGATTTGCCCATCGCAACGATTAGCTCTGGTTTACCGACGAAAGGAGAAGATAAAATGGTAAATTTTGAAGCGATTAAAAGCGAGAAAGGGCTTAGAACACTAATCAAGAGAAATCTGAATAAAGAAATTCATCCGGGTACTAAGCCCAGTATCGACTTTATCTACAAAATACTGGAGGACGCATATTCCAGCGATTTGAGTTACGATGTGACAGACATGCGGAATGCGGTTTTGGCATTTGCTGCGAATAGTACGCATCAGGCCGAATACTGTATTAAGCTGGTTAATAAGATGCAGTTTAAATCGGCAGACCCTTCCACAGCGGGGAAAAATGAAGAAGCAAAATTGGTATTTTATGACATCGAGGTATTTCCGAATCTGTTTCTTGTGAACTGGAAAATCGAGGGTGAAGGAAAGCCTGTGGTGCGTATGATTAACCCGACTCCAACGGAGATTGAGGAACTGATGCGATTCCGGTTGG